TGTGCTGGCGCTGCAAGACGGCCTCCTGCGCACCGTGGGCGGTCTTAAGTTCGCGCGCGGTGCGCATAGCGCGCTCGAACTCAGCATTCATGGCAGCGGTAGGCGTGCCGGTTGCCTTGATCTGCTGGGCGAGCGTGCGCACCGATTGCCGCTGTGCATCAAGCGCAACCTTGGCACGCTGTGCCATCGCCACCTGTTCGCGATAGGCGCCGATGTCGCGGTGCTGGCTGTTGAGCTGACGCAGCGCGTCGCGCTGATTGCGCAGTGCGGTGGCAACGCCACGGCTGCCACTGAGCACGCGTTTGAATGGACCAGTGGCGCGATCGACTGCAGCCAGGATGACCTGCAGGCGCAGGTTGTCAGAGGCCGCCATTTAGGCGGCCTCGGGATTCGGGTGGGGCATCATTCGGCTCCGCTTCGCAGGCGGGCACGATCGCGCCACGCCGTGAGTTCGTGCAGCGACCAGCCGTCCATTTCAGACGGCGGCCAGTGGAAAATGGCCGCGATGTCGGCCATCGCATCCTCTACGCAGTCGGGAAGTCCGCTTCCCTCTGTGCCTTCGGCAAGAAAAAAACCTGCACCTCCTGGCCTACCGCCAGCAGGTCGGCCGGATCCATTGCGTTGACGTCGGCGGTGGTCAGTGTGGGCGAAGAAATACGCGGCAGCAGCGTCGCCAGTGCGGTGACATCCAGCTGCAGCACGTCGGTGAGTTTCAAGCCACGCAGCTCGCCGGCGCCGGGCTTGCGCACGTTGATCTGGGTGATGGTCTGCTCGCCGCGCACGATGGGCTGGTCGAGGGAAACGGCTGGGGAAAAGGTCGGAGTCATCGGAAAGCTCTCAAGGCTGTGGCCCGGCAGCGCCAGGCCGGAAGGGTCAGGCGCCGATGGCACGGCGTTGGGCGGCGAGCAGATCCACGCCGTTGACGATCTCGGTCATGTTGACCAGATCGATCTCGATGACGGTGGCGCTGTTGATGCTCAGCTTGTAGTAGCTGGCCGAGGTCTTGACCGAAAACTCGGTGTCATCACCGGACTTGCCAGTGCCCGGATCAATCTCGCTGTGGCGGCCGCGCACAACCACCTCCACTGCATCCACCTCGGCGGTGTCATCGCGTTGATAGGCGCCGGCAAAGCGCAGCTGCACAGCGTTGTGCGTGGTGGCGCCGTACTGATTGAGCACGCCGCGCATCAGGCCGCCGCATTTCCATTCGAGCTCGATCTTCTCCTGGCCGAAGTCGATGTCGACCGGGCCATTCATGCCGCCGCCGCGGTATTCCTCCATCTTGCGGGACAGCGTGGGCAGCTTCACTTCGACCACTTGGCCGAGATAGCTCTCACCGTCGTTAAACAGGTTGAGCGCCTTGAGTTTCTTGGGCAACGCCATGGGGTTCTCCGGGAATCAGATCGGGTGCGTTACGCGTTGACGCGTTCGGCGAAGTCGGCCAGGTAGCTGGTGGTGATCTTTTGGTACAGCTGCAGGTTCTCCAGCGGCGGCACCGGGGTGTAGTCGTAGTCGATGCGCAGTGCGCCATCGGCCAACGTGGTGGAGCTGTTGACCGAGCCGTCGTACCAGGCGTTGGCATCGATCAGATAACCAGACGACTTCAGGTCGCGGAACTTCGCGTTGATCGTTTCCAGCAGGTCTTTGACCAACGAGGGATGCATCGGCTTGTCGACGTAGAACGCCACGCCCTCGGCGATGGTGTCGGCCAGGATCTGTGCGGTGCGCGTGGCTGTCTCGAACGCGAACATGCTGTCTTCGGCGCACGTGCGTGACCCCCAGAAACGTTGGCCGTTGAAGGTCACCAGCGTGGTGATGTCGCCTTCGTTGAGCACGCCGGCATCGGTGGCGGGATCCTGCAGATCCCAATGCACATCTTTCGAGATGCCGGTGACGCCAGCCACGGGCACGTTGGACAGGCTCTTGTGCCAGCCTTGCTCGGTGTCGATCTTGGCGCGTAGGCCGAGCGCACGCGCGGTGGCATACGCGGCGGTCGTGGTGCTGGTGGCAGTGTCGAAGGCCAGGAAGTCCGGCCAGATCAGCATCAGCTCGCGGTCGCCGAACTCAGCGCGGTAGGTGATGGCATCGGCGACGCTCTCGGCAACCGGGCGTGCGTAGGCCATCGCGCGCAGCTTTTTGGCAATCGTCGCCAATGCTTTCGCCACCGGCAGCGCGTCCAGACCCGGCGCGCCCAGGATGCGCGGGCGCACGCCGAGCTGCGCTTGCGCGGCGAGCAGCGCATACAGGCCAGTGTAGCCGCTGGGCTTGGCCTCGCCGATGACATTGCTAGTGGTCTTGGCCGCGTCCTCGTCTTCGGCCACACGCACGACGATGGTCACCGGGTTGGTCTGGTCTGCGATGCCCCGCAGCGTGGCGCGCAAGGTGCCCTTGGTGCCGGCGCTGGCGATCGCGCCGAGCACGTCGGTGATCAGCACCGGCTTGTTGAGCGGAAAGGTTTTCTCGTCCGCATCGGAGGCAGTGGCGACCAGGCCGACGACGGCGGTGGAGACGGTGCGGATGGTGCGCGTGCCAGCGCTGACTTCGATGACGCGAACGCCGTGGTGGTAGGCAGTGGACATAGATTCCTCGATCAGGACGAGCGGAAGCGGAGCGGGATGGTCATACGCGAGCGCGCATTGGCGGGGGCAACGTCGGTGCGTTCGCCTTCGATGGTCAGTACGAAGCTGCCAGGTGCGTCACCGAGCACCAGGTCGACGTGGGTCAGGCGCAGGCGAGGTTCCCAGCGCATCAATGCGGTGGCGGTGGCGCCGTAGAGCAGCGTGCGGGTAGCGCCGTTAAACGGCTGGTCGATCAGTTCGGGCAGCAGCGAGCCGAAGTCGCGGCGCTGCTCGCGCGTGCCGATGGGCGTGGTGAGGATGCAGGCGATCGACTGGGCCAGATGCTGCTCGCCATCGATCACACGCCCAGTAGTGGCATCGACGCCGATCACTGCGGTCCACCGCTGAGCGCGCTGCCGGCGGTCACGCCGGTGGTCTTGTGGTTCTTGAGGCTGATCCCGCCGCCGAGCACGTCGGTGTCGACCGTGGCCGTGCCGGTGATGCCGGCGTCGCCGTTGATCTGCGTGTTGCCGTTGACGGTCAGCGGACCGTTGAGGGTGATGCCGCCATCGGCGGTGATCGTGGCGGTGCCGCCGCTGGGCAACGTGGCCTGCAGCGCGTGCGCGTCGGTGTCGTACTGCAGCTGCGCGCCATCGGCAAAGCGCAACACGTGCAGTGTGTCAGAGGCGGCAGGTGCTGCAAATTGGTCGGAGTACAAGCCGCGCAGCACCATGCCGTCGGCCAGGTCACCGGCCGGGGACAGCACCACGACTTGTTCGCCAATTGCCGGCGCCGACCAGATGATGGTGGTGCCGGCCAGGGTGACAGCCCAGGGCAGATAGTCGGTCAGCATTTCACCGACCTGCACCCGGCATCGCGCTGTGGCGAGATTCACCTCGGCGACGGTGCCGAGGCGAATGGCGTTACTCAGCGCGGAGGATGCGGTGCCCATGCATCCATGGTCAGCGGCTGCGTGCTGTGGCGCACTCGACTTGATGCGTAGAACGCGTAGCTACACGGATCGCGGCCGGGTGCATCTAATCAAGCGAAGGTACGCGCCGCTCTATGCGATCCAGTATGCGCTGGACTAAGCGTCAGGCGAAGCCTACTGCTTCGGCGACGAACGAAATGGCAGTGGTAGAAACATAGCCAGTGGCATTGTTGCGGATCCGAATCGTCAGTTTGCCTTCCCCATAGCACTCGTTGCCAGATCCCGACAGCGCTGTGGACGTGATGCTGCAACTGTAATCGCCAGTCATCGCAGAGTAGTTCGCAGCCGTGTTGGAGGACGACCCATTGCGGTTGCCACGCAGCCAGGACACGGCAAAATCTAGCTGCACAGAATAGTTGCTCGCCGGCTGACCGCTAGGTAGCCACGTTCCGGAAGTTGGAGAACCGCTCACCGCTTTACCCGAGAGGCCGAGCCCCCACGTCCCATTGGCCCGAATCGAGAACGAAACGCTTGCCGTCTGGCTACCGCCCTCGGACGTGGCTGCCTGGCTGCCTGCGTAGTAGTGAACCCCGTTGTTGGAGAGCGTATAGACGGCGCTGCCCTTGCTAGCCCAACGGTTGCTGAGATCCGAACCGGCATTGTCGCGGTAGCCGACGTCCGGCGCTCTGCTGCCAAACGCCAAGGGCGCATACCGGCGATGTAGATCGTTGCCATCGCTGGAGCGATAGCCCGATACGCCGCCGATATCGCCTTGCACGTAGATGTCAAAGACATCGTCGAAGTCGAGTCCTGCACCTGAGCGGTATCCCGTTGCCATGACTAGGCGACCGGCGGTGGCTGGACCGCAGCTGCCTCGTTGTGGAGGCGGTCATAGACAGCCTTCAGATACACGACCACGCCGGCAGCGCTGATATTGGACAGATCCTGGCCGGTTACAGGATCGACGAGATCGGTGGCGAACGTGCGGGTCGCAATCGCATCTGAGGTGGTGGTGAGCGGCTCCCGGCCGTCCAGCATCTTGTTTACAGCACCATTGAGCAGCAGGAACTCCATCCCTTGGAAAACGACGTTTGCAACGCCGGTCAACGGGTCGTAGAAGAAATGGGACTCCACCGCGATACGCTCAACGTCAACACCTGGTGCGAGTGTGCGAATTCGAGAATTGGTCATGGGTCAGCCTATGGATCAGTGGATGGGTCGGAGATCAGCGAGGTCTGCCTGCAGCCGCCGAACGGCGTTGGACAGCTGCTTGATGGCGTTGAATGCGACCGGCAGGAGCTGATCGATGTGGACCGATGGCACCAGCTCACCGTCAAAGCTCACGCCGTGTGCGTCCACTGTCTCGGGCATGAGTTCCAGCAGCTGCTCTGCATCGAAGAACAGGCGCACACGGCCGTCCGGGTTGTACTGTTCTTTGTAGCGCCCCAGCAGCGTGGCGACTTGTTCCACCTCGGCCAAGCCATAAGGCAACGCGCCAATGATGTTTTTGAGTTTGCGTGATGAGCCGAAGTCAAAGCCCCCGACGGCCGATAGGGCGCCGGAGGTGGTCAACCCCATGCGCTGCTGCAACGCTCCATTGTTGGTCGCCATGCCGATACGGAGATGACCGTTCTCGCTCCAAAAGCCGATGTTGTAAGCGCCATCAATCAGGCCGAAACCGCCCCCGAAGCTGCCTGAGCTCAGGTGAGCAAAGCTGTTAATGCCATTGCCCGGTTGGCTCACAGTTGGGCGCAATAGCAGGCTACCTGCCGTGTTTAGTACTGCTTCTGCCGTGGCGTTGAACGCGCCATTGGGACGAAGATAGACGCTTGCGCCGCCCTCGGCACCGAGAATAGTCACGTTGCTCTTGCTGATGAAATAGCCCGATGCAGAGCTAAAGCTATCTGCATGCACGGATCCGCCAAACGAGCCTGCACCCGTGACGGCGACCTGCGTAGTTTCGAGGTAGAGCGGGTTAGCGCCGGTCCGGATGCGACCGGCAATCCAAGCGTTGTTCGCCGTATTGACGAAATCTACTACTGGCGTGCCATTGCCATAGTCGCGCATGAGCACGCGCCCGGCGCCTGAAATGACGGCATCAAACGCGCCCTGTGCGCCGCCGCTGATGTTGACCCCCAGACGCGTGACGGTGAGCTGTCCGGTCATCGTGTCCCCGGACTTGGCCACGTAGTTGGTGTGTGAGTGGTCCGCAGGTGTGAAGGTTTGCGGCTTGTTGCCGACTTGGTCCCACGATGGCCACGTCGTCGCTGTGGTAGGGACGCCAGTCAGATTCTCCCACGCGCGGTAGTAGACGCCGTGCTCCCCGTCGAGCTTGTCAGCATCCAAATTGTTGCCGGCACCTTCGTCCTTCAGGGCCGCGCCCTTCAGTTCGAGTGCGGTGCGCAGCAGCGCAGCGCTTGTCAGGCCGAGCAGTCCTCGAATGAACGCGGATGGAGCGCCGGCGCCCAGGCGAGCGTCCAAGATCTTCTTCAACAGCCATGCGGTAATGACGCGGATTTTGTCGGTACCCTCAGCGGCTTCTTCTTCTGTCGCTAGCTCAACGATCCCGGCGACCTCAGTCGTGGCGGCCGGATCGGTGAAGTTGGTGCCGCCGAATGTGATTTGCTGTACGTCGATGTCAGCAAACACCGCATCGAGAGCGAGCAACATCATGGCTGCGGCCGCCTTACCCAGTAGAAGCGTCGGCTGGCTATAGACGGCGAACAGTGTGCCGTTGGACAGATACAGGCCGAACCCGTAGCAGTCGTAGACGGCATCGGACTCATCGCGGATGGACACGTGGATGGTGTCGTCGGCGGTAATGGTCCCGCCCACCGCTGCTACCCGTTTGATTTCGCCGGGTAACGCGGTCAACGCGGCTGAGGCGCTAAACGGCGCGTTTGCGATGCCAACATGGCTGATCAGCACCGCATTGGTGCCGGTGTTCGGTGCATTGACCAGCGCGGCACGGCCAGCGGTGGTGACTTGGAGTTTGAGACCGGGCATGTCGGTGTCCAGTTACTGGGCATCCATGAGCAACCGCCGATAGACGGCTGGCCGCGCAACGGCGAACACGCCGATGCGGGCTTCTGCTTGGAATCCCTGAGTGAAAGTGAAGTGGGAACGGACAGGCTTGGTGCGCTCGACTTCGGCAATGACTTCATTGACGAAGCGAGAGGTGGCGGTTTGGCCATCGGTGCCGGTCAGCGTCAGCGTAAGCTCGAAGGTGTGCGGTTCGCCGCGCGGCTCGGTTTGCCACCACTCGCGGATGGCTACCGCGCCGCCGAACGACTCGACGACCATGCGGACGCTGTTGGCTGTGCCTTTGCGGCGCTGGATCGCCATGGCGCTACGCAGGCGCGAGCGTTTGACCGCATCGCTCCAGTCGGCCTTCCAATCATCGACCGATAGCGTCCATGCCAGCCACGGCAGATGGCCGGCCGGGCATGTGTCTGGGTTCCAGAGGTCGGGGTACGGCAGCGGGATGGCTCCCAGGCGCTCGGTGACGGCGCCCAGGGCGCGCTCCATCGGCGTGGCGTTGGGTGGCAGCGGGGAGTTACTCATCGATGCCGGCGTGCACGATG